TACTATGAATTTTACATGATCGGCATATTCGAGCCATTCAAGATCAACGCCAGCCCGCGCCGCATACTTCACCATCAAACTAATGCCGTTATAGCCTCCCACGTCCTCCATAGGGATTTTAACGCTTTGCCACTTTTTAAAAGTGGACCAGTCAATAGATGCATAATATGGAATTTTTTCGCTCATATAATCTCCGTTATTAAAGGACTAATCCTTTAATTTCCTTTATCAGTCCTTTAAAAAGAAGTCAATAGAATTAAGAGAAATTTATATATAAAGGATTATCCCTTAAAATATATATCTATATCTATATATATATTTATATATAGGAGTATGTTTATATGTAAAGATATAGGCATGGGGAGGGATAGATATACCGATACTAATTTTTAGGGGACAGTCCTTTATTAATGTTAAAACATTGATTTTATTATTAAATTAATTAAGGATTGTTAAAGGACAATAAAGGATTGATCACTTAATAAAATTTTTCACTTGCCTTGACCAGAAATAATGTGAAATATTATGGCATGGAAGATGTTAAGCGTGTTTCTATAAGAAAGAAAAGAGGCAGGGGAAATATTAAAGGGTTCTCAAAAACCCCCCCACATGTGCCAACCGATGAAGATCGTGAACTTGTCAAAAGGTTGGTTGCTTTCGGAAATCGCAATGAGGACATCGCTGACATTATCGGCATTTCACACGATACGCTTACTAGATATTATAGTTTTGAAATTAAAGTTGGCCGCGCAGAAATCACAAGCCGAATCGCCAACAAGGTGACTACCCGCGCCCTATCGGATGATCACAAGGACGCACAACGCGCCGCCGAATACTGGCTTTCACGGCGCGGTGGATGGAAGGAAATCACAGGCCATGAACTATCCGGGCCGGATGGAGGGGAAATAGAGGTCAAACAAATTTCAGAAACAGATCAAGAAATAATTAATCGGTTTCTTGCTTTTAATGAAAAAATATGAAACTGTTTTACAAACTCATGGAGATTTAAAAATATGAATTATACTTCACAACTACGCGGCTGGGCTGTTGATCGTGCAATTTCAATCGCGCAAATTGGCAAAGAGGCCGTCACCACTGCGGCAATCATTGACGCGGCCAAAGAACTAATTAACTACGTTTACGTGGTTCAGGAAGATATCGAACAAACGGAAAACTATCTTGAAGAACTGAAACAGACTAAAGCACTTGAAGAAAAATCACATGCTGGGGGTGTTCAATGAACCGCGAGGAACTGGAGAATAAAACACCGGAAGAACTACAATTGATTGAGCAACGGCTTGATATTAAGCCACATCACCGCGAAAAAACAGAAACACGGATTAATAATATTTTGGCGAAACTTCAACCATCGCCAATTCCTGAAATGGTTCATCCATCACAGAAGCATGTTGAACCAAGCAACATTAACACCAAAGAAAAAATACTTGGAGCGATTGAAAAATATATTGGCGTTCCTGGCTTTGAAGCCATCTTTCACGATGACGACACATGGACATTCAAATGCAAAGGCGCTGAAGATTCGGGCCATAATTCCGTTGCGCTTCGCGTCATTCAAATGAAAGCTGAAAGCGTGTCCAAAGGACGCAGGGCACTCCGTGCAATGGCGGATGGTAAATACACGGGATATGCTGGCAATATATTGGTGTAATCATGACGTTGCGGGATAAATCACTTACCCAGCTTCGCGGAATTGCTCAATCATTCGGCGTTCAAGATATTTTTTCTAAAACAGACATACAGCTCATTCAGGCAATAGAGCTAAAACAAAAAAAATTATTGCCTGAAAAACAAACAGAAACTCCAAAGCCTGAATATGACGCACGGCTCATGACTAAGCCACCATCAAAGAAATCATCAAAGGATGAAGCGTTTGAATTGCTACAGCCGTTCATTGAACGCGGAATGAAATTCACATGGGATGATGAACACTGGCATATGCAACACGGCAAGCGCGAAGATACAGGATCAGTGCGTATTCCTTTACGAATTTTATTGAAGTGCGCTGAAAAAATAATGGCGTAACATGGAAGACAAATCAGAATTGTTGAAGGCAATTTGTCGCGAAAGTTTTTATTTTTACCAGCAAAAAGCCTTCAGCATTCTTGAACCCGGCGTACCTTATGAAGATAATTGGCACATCGAGTGCATAGCTGAACATCTTCAGGCGCTTCACGAAAATAGATTGCCGGATGGAAAAAAGCGATTGGCAATTCTTGTGCCACCTCGCTCGCTCAAAACATTCATGGCCTCTATAGCGTTTCCTTCATGGGTCATGGGAAATCAGCCGTATCAAAAGTTTATTTGCACCTCGTACAAGTTTGATCTGGCAAAAGAGATGGCGCAGAAATCCAGAATCATCATGAGTGATGAATGGTACACAAGCACGTTTCACGAAACGAAGATTGATGAACGGCAAAACGAAAAGCATAATTTTTGGACAACACACCGAGGAATGTATTATTCAGCGGCTATGCTCTCTATTACTGGCCGGGGCGCTACATATTGCATTTTGGATGATCCAATCAATCCGAAAGAGGCAGTCTCTGAAACGATCAGGAACGATACAAACTCCACGATCAGGTCAACCATACCCACACGGTTTAACGATCCCAGAAACGCTAAGTGGATTTTAATTATGCAGCGATTGCATGACGATGATCCGGCTGGGAACATGGCAATCAAAGATGATCGTTGGTTTATTTTGAAATTGCCGGGTGAAAATAAAACGGGCAAGGATATCGTTTATGAATTGGGCGATAAGAAATGGATATTTAAAGATGGTGATTTGTTATTCCCACAGCGATTAACGCGCACCGTTCTTGATGAGTTGCGCGAAGATTTGGGGGAATATAACTATGTCGGGCAGATATTGCAGGAGCCAGCACCGATAGGTGGCGGCGTATTTCGTGATGGATGGGTGCAACACTACGCCCAAGGCTCAATTAAGCCGCGTACGATGAATGTAGCCATTCTGGTTGATCCATCTGGCGGTAAGGAGTTAAACAAAAAGCGCAAGAAACTATCGGACTGGACGGCCTTCATGGTGGTGGGTTTGGGGACTGATAATAACTATTATTTGCTTGATATTATCAGGGACCGCCTGAACCCGACTGAGCGGGTGGATACCCTGTTTATGCTCCACAGAAAATGGAATGATTTGTGCGGGAAGCCCCCTAAAGTTGGGTATGAAAAATACGGCATGATGGCAGATACCCATTACATTGAGGCCAAAAAGAAGCAAGATGCCTATCATTTCCCGCTTGTGGAACTGGGCGGGACGATGGCGAAAGAGGAAAGAATACGCCGTTTAATTCCTGACATGCAAAATGGACGTTGGTATTTTCCACAAAGTTTGATATATGTAGATGGTGAGGGAAGGCAATTTGATCTTGTCAAGGAAATAATTCAATCTGAAATGGCGACATTTCCGAGAGCAAGATTCGATGATATGCTGGATGCCCTTTCAAGAATATATGAAACTGATTTAAGTATGTCTTTTCCAAAGCCTAATTTGACGATGACGCAAAAGGCCTATTTGCCAAAGTCAAAAGAATATACCGATTATATGGATTTTTAATGTCTGATTTAAAGCTTGCAAAAAAATTGGAAAAGCAAAGAAAAGCTTCAAAGCAGGGCTTGACGGCGCAATATCAAAATACCGATTCATGTTTTAGCTTTTATAACGGCGACATGATGGATTATAAGGATCGCATTCAATTCGTCGATCCTGAAGGACGAAGGAAGAGGGCGCTTGTTCATTTTAACAAGGTGCAGCCAAATGTTGATACGGTTGTCGGGTTTATGGCGCAGAACCGCCGCAAGGCTTCCTTCATAGCTCGGATGTCTTCAAGTGCTGGCCAGCAGCTTTATTCTAAAAATATGAATGCGCTGTATGATTATCATCGTGAGAATGAGAATGCAGATCAGGTGGAGACAGAGCAAGACGCGGACATGATGATTTGCGGTTATGGTGCTACCGAAACTGACCTTTCATATATTGCCGGCAATGCAACGACTGACCCGAATGGGGAGATTTTAAAAGTTAGAATACATCCTAAAAAGGTTGGGTGGGATGCAAGATCAAGATCAAAGAACCTGCTTGATGCGCGCTGGGCCTTTTATTGGGATGACTACGATCTAAAAGAGGCGCTGGAATTATTCCAAGGTTCTGTTGAAGAGGACTTTACGCGGGTTGGCGAGGAAGATCAGGACAATTCAGGATACGAATATAATCCTTGGGGTGGATTGTACGATAAAATACGGCTTGAGGATTGCGTAGAATGGGCCATTAAAGATGAGGATATGGTCAGGGTTTATAATCATCAATGGTATGAGTATGAAACCTTTTATAAAGCTGAAAATCCTATATATGAAGCAACCGATCCAATGGATGCCTTGTTTTTCAAGGCGCGTCTTGACGTTATAAAATCAGAAATTAAGTCTCAGTCTCCGGAGGGATTAGAGACAGAAGATATGTTTGAGTTTGATCCTGCCGCACAGGTTCTTGTTTTTGACGAGGCGACGAAAAGAAAGCTGGTACAGGATTTTGGAGAATTAATCCAGCCCGTAGGTTTTAAGCGCAAGGTATTTAAAACGGCTGTTTATTCAGGCAATCATATTTTTGCGACATTCAAATCCATTTCACAGCAGGGATTTTCTATTAAATTTAAGACCGGAATTTATAATGAACAAGGCCAGTTCTGGACGGGCATGGTTAATCCGATGATGGAGCCTCAAAAATATCAAGATAAGGCATTGACTGAGCTTCTTTTCACAATTGCCGCCAATTCTAAGGGCGGCGTGATGGTGGAGGAGGATGCTGTTGAGGATATTGATGATTTTTCTTCAAAATGGTCAAAGACGGACGCGGTTATCACTGTTGCTTCTGGTGCTTTAGGTAACGGAAAAATCCAGCAAAAGGCGCAAGGCGCAGTTCCAACTGGTTTAGAGGGAATTATACAGCTTACGGCGCAATCCATATCAGATAATGGCGTTAATCCTGAGTTCATGGGCAATATGCGCGAAGATGCCCAATCTGGCATTTTGTACAAGCGGCAAATCAGGCAGTGCATATCCAAGATGGCGCGGTATTTTGACAGCATAACCCTTTATCAAAAGGAAGATGCTAGATTGCATGGTGATTTAATCCCGGTATGGATCGAGAACAATGAAGGCCAATGGGTGCGCATAACCGGGGAAGATGGGGCAGATGAGTTTGAACAGATAACCAAGGATATGCTTGCGCCTGAATATGATGTTTCTATTCAAGAGGCGCAAAAAACGCCGGAAGACCAGCAAGAAACGGCTATTCTTTTGGGTGGAATGGCAGATAAATATCTTTCAATTGGAGATGCGGCCACAGCCAAGGCCATTCATGCTGAAAGCATTCGCTTTTTGCCGCTTGATGGGGATGTTCGCAATCGCATTGTGCAATTCTTGCAGCCGCAGGAGGAAGACCCTCGCATTGCTCAGCTACAGGCTATTATTGAGCAGTTGCAATCAGAGGCCGCACAAGCGGAGGTCAATAAAAAGAATGCCGATGCAAAATACTCTGAGGCCAGAGCAATTCAGACAATGGCAAATATTGAGGCTATTAAGGCCAAAATACCACAAACAAATGCCCAGACGGTTAAAACTTTGGAAGAAGCAAGAAAAACCGCCGCTGAAACGCATATGGCAGAAAATGCCCCTGATGAAAATATAAGCGTAGGTGTTTGATGGATGGCGATAGCGCATATGAAATTGCCGTCAATCAAGGCTTTACAGGTACGGAAGAAGATTGGCTTGAATCCCTGAAAGTAAAGGGAGACAAAGGCGATAAAGGAGAAAAAGGCGATAAAGGCGACATCGGCCCGGAGGGGCTGCCCGGTAAGGATGGAATTGATGGGAAAGACGGGAAAGACGGGTTTTTGGGGAAAAAAAGCGGATACGAGACTGACCTTGGAAAGATCGTGGGCCATGCGATTGGTGGCACGGTGGAGAAAACCGTAAACGAAAAAATTAATTTTATTGTTAATTCCGGCGCATTAAATGGCAAGGACGGAGTTAAGGGCGAAAAAGGGGAAAAGGGCGATAAGGGAGACCGAGGAGAAAAGGGAGACCCCGGCCCAAAAGGTAATGATGGCAAAGACGGCAGGGGAATTCAAGGTATTCAGGGATTGCCGGGTAAAGATGGCAAGGATGGTAAAGACGGAGATGATGGCAAATCCGCTTATGAATTGTGGAAGGATTCGGGCAACAAGGGAACGATAGAAGATTTCTTCCAAGAGATTGTCCGTCAGGGCTGGGGAAAGTATGGCGGTTTGTTCACTTCAAACCAAACCATTCAGAATATCACGGGGTTGTTAGAGGCCGGGACTAATATCACAATTACAGGTGCGGGGACTAGGGCTAGTCCTTATGTTATCAATGCCTCTGGCGGCGGCGTAACAGATGGCGATAAGGGTGATATTACTGTATCTGGATCGGGTACTGTATGGACTATTAATGCTGGTGCTGTTGCGATTTCAGATGTCACTGGTCTGCAAACTGCGCTCGATGGGAAGCAGCCATTGGCTACCGTCCTGACGAACACCACGGCGGCATTTACCACGGCGCAGGAAACGAAGCTGGCCGGGATTGCAACGGGTGCGACGGCAAACAGTCCAGATTCTTTTTTGCTTGACAGGGCAAACCACACTGGTGTTCAGGCCATATCGACGGTGACGGGTCTGCAAACGGCTCTGGATGCAAAAGCACCCCTGTCCAGTCCGACTTTTACGGGAACGGTGACGCTTCCGGCTGGTCAGGTGGTCAACGGTGTCACGCTGTCAACGGCACAAGGGACGAGCAATTTTTTAAGAGGTGATGGCACGTATGCCGCGCCGCCGGGGGGAGGCGTTTCAGACGGTGATAAAGGCGATATCACCGTATCAGGCTCAGGGGCTACATGGACAATCGACGCGGGCGTTGTAACGACCACAAAGCTGGGAGGCGACATAACAACAGCAGGAAAGGCATTGCTTGACGATGCTGATGCTGATGCGCAAAGAACAACGCTAGGTGCGCTTGGTTGGGGTAAAACTTTGGCAGCGGCATCAATTATAGGATAGGTGAAATATGGCAATTAATACAAACCCGGCTTTTATAATGGCTCCCCGCGTTGAATGGGGAACGATCACGACAGCGAACACCGCGAAGGACGGTACGGGAACTGTCGTCACTGTTTTTACAGGCGAGGCTACGGATGGATCATTATTACGCTCGGTTATCTTTAGGCCGCTCGGCACGAACACCGCCACGGTTGCCCGTATCTTTTTGAACAACGGCAGCACGAATGCAACAGCCACGAATAATACGCTTATAGGCGAAATAACGCTGGCCGCAACGACCTTATCCGAGGTGTCCGCAACACCTCATTATGAATGGAGTGCCAATAATATTTGGGTTCCCGCAGGGTATAAAATTAATATCACGATAGGAACGACTGTTGCCGCTGGATATGCGGTCACTGGTGTCGGGGGTGACTTCTAATGTCTTTTGGTTTGCCGCAACAACCGAGAAAACAGTTTCGGGTTTTTTCCGAGGCTGGGGGCGCGTGGCAACCATTTCACGTTCCGACAGAAGCGGAAATGTTAATGATTTTGCTGATTGGCGCGGGGGCTGGTGGCGGATCTGGCTTTTCAGCAGCAGAAGGAAGCGCCAGAGGCGGCGGCGGAGGAGGAGGTAGCGCCGGACAGTTTAGAATGATTGTTCCCGCAGCGGTTTTACCGCGCACTTTGTATTTTCAAGTTCCTTCTCGTGGCGCAGCAGGGGCGGCAGGGGGACGCACGTTTTGTTCAATCAGACCGAATACGGGGGCTGGGTATTGCCTCGGAGTTTCCGGGGCGGCGGACGCTGGCGCTGGTGGTACAGGAACAGGTGCGGCGGCAGGAGCAGCCGGGGCGGCCAGTACCATTTTTTCCCCCGGCTTTGGCGCGCTTTGTGTGCTTGGCCTATGGGTAGCGATTGCTGGTCAAGCTGGCGGCATTGGCGGGAACCAAACGGGAGGCGCAGCAGGAACAGCGGCCATAGCATCTTCTATGGTGACTTGCGGCGGGGGTGGTGGCGCTGGCCGTGCGACAGGTAACGGCGCGGTGAACGGTGGCGGGATAACTTCAAACATCACGGACTTATTGCCCACACTAAACGGAGGGACAGGAGTTGCGTCAGGGGCAGGCGGCGCAGGCGTGTCAGGAACGGGTTTCGGCCCTGATAATTTTGGCGATTTACCGCTTATTTTTGCAGGCGGCACAGGCGGCGGCAATGGATCGACAACCGGAGGAAACGGCGGGTCAACGGACGGCATAGGCTGCGGCGGCGGGGGTGGTGGTGCTTCGGTCACAGCCGGAACGGGTGGCGCTGGTGGGCCGGGCCGGGCTTATGTATGGTGGTGGTAATTGCCTGTTGTTTTTATATAAGTTAATTATTTAAAATAGGAGATAAACATGAAGATTATGCAAGAACTTGAAGCTATGAAAAAAGAGATTGATGAAGCTGAAAATGACAATGAAAAAGATGATGATCTTGAAAAAGAGGAAATCAAGAAAGAAGCAGATACTCCTATTGAAGACGATAAAAAAGACGATGGGGAAGAAAAAGAAGGTGAAAAGAGCGACGATAAGCAAGAAGAAGAAAAAAAGGCTGATGATGCAAAGCCTGAAAAGGATGAAAAAGAGCTAATTATTGCGCGTGAACGCCGGGAAAAGAGGGCGCTTGAGCGTAAATTGCAAGAAGCGGAAGACCGCGCAAGGCAATTGGCTGAAAAGCCTCAAATTGAGGAAAAAGAGGCATCGGCTGAAGTTGACCCCCTTTTAGATCGTGTGTTGCGTCAGCAATTAAAGGCGGATGCAATGCGTGAATTTTCACGCTATGAAACTGAATTTAAACGGCCTGATGATTATGATGATGTGGCACTTCAATACCGGGCGCGTTTGTATGAAAATTTGAGGTTTGATAACCCTCGCTTGCCGCATGAAGAACTTTTGGAAATGACCGCCGAGGCGTTGCTTGTTAAGGCTTCTCGGTATGTTGAAAAAGGGCTTAATCCGGCAGAGGAATTATACGCGGATGCAAAGTCTATGGGCTATTCCAAGATGAAAAAAGAAGAGGAAAAGGAATCTGTGCCAGACGAAATAAAGCCTGACCTTAAAAAGGTTGCGGCGAATAAAGCAAGGAATGCAGGGACTGCCGGGGCTTCTGGGCGCGGTTCCAATCCTGATTTGACAGTTGCCGGAGCTGCTTCATTATCTCCTAAGGAGTGGTCTCGCCTTCCAAGATCAGAGCGTGAGAGGATTTTACGTGAAGCAAATATCCGGGCTTGATTTGCTTTTTTAGTTGTGTCATAATCCCGCACAAGGACACCTACTCCTTTTCGTAGAGGCTTTAGGGAATAGCTTTAAAACCCTCGTCGGGAATCGTCTTCCCCGTCTGCAAAACGGCTCACCCACGTCACGGGGAGGAGGGTCAAGACCTCTTTAAATATCCTTGCCGCAGTCGTTGGATAATTTTTTTTCAACCATTAAACGGTAAAGGACAATCATGTCTAGCACAGGTATGCTTACAAGCAATTCCCTTGCAGTTAAACTGTGGGGAACGGAAGACTGGGTAAATCCCGGTCAACGTGTTGCATTTGGCCATATGTTTTCAAGAGGTTCTGTATTTTATGCAGAGGAGCTTGAAGGGCAACGGGCCAGAGGCGACCAAATTACTTACGATTACACCGGAAAACTAACGGGGATTCCCATTGGTGAAGGCGGCACGCTCGATGGCAATGAAGAGGCTCTCGATCTTGGCTATTTTACCATGGCTATCAACATTACCCGTATCGGTGTTCTCAATCCTAATGACGATACGATTGAACAACAAAGGACGATGGTTGCATTCCCTGAGCGCACACGGAAAATTATTCCGCAGCGCCACATGGAATTGATCGACGCTTCTGTTTTCAATCAACTTGCCGGGTTTAATCCTACATCCTACACGCAAAATGGCACTACGTGGAGCGGTACGAATAAGCTGTTTGTGCAAGGGCATAATACGCCTGTAGCACCTTCAACAAATCGTATCATTCGCGCTAATGCTGCTGCTACGGATCAGGCATTAACTTCATCTGATAAGATGACGCTTGATATTATTGATTATGCGCTAGAGAAGATCGACACATCGGATCAGCCCATTAAACGATTGGCTGATGACACATTCGATCTTTATATCTCGCCTGAGCAATATGTAGACCTTAAGCAGGACACGACCGGGAAGATTCAATGGTTCAATATTGAACTGGCGAAAATCACCGGAGGCAAGAGCAATGAGCTTGAAACGAACATGTTCGATACGATGCCAAAAGCTGGCATTTATTCGAACGTCAACATTTATGTAGCTCCTCGCGTTGCATACGGCCAGCGTTCTGATACGTCCGCAGTTATTACCACGGTTCGCCGTGCTGTGCTTGTTGGAAAGGATGCGTTGACCTATGCATCGCCATTTGGACGACCTGACGAAAAGTCGCCGTTGAAGTATTTCAGCCAATTGAAAGACTATGACTACTTCAAAGGTTTGGAAGGACGTTTGATTTACGGTTTGAAAAAGACTGTTGCTTCAAACTCTGAAGACATTGGCGTTATGGTCATTTCAACTTATGCAGCAGCTCATAGCTAAGGAGAGAAAAACATGACTACACCTACTTATCTACCGACTGGCTTTGATGGCACCTATAAGGACTATCTGAAGGCAAAAGTTGACAAAGACGGATGTTTGCGCATGCAATATCGTCCTGTTACCGTTGCAGATAACGCAACGGCTGGCACGACTTATGGCGTGGTTCCATTCCAAAGAGGGTTTAGGCTTTCAATGGGTGGAACGAAGATTTATACAACTGACCTTGATACAGCAGCTAATACAACGCTGAACATTGGTTATGTGTATAAAACTGGCTCATCTTTCACTGACGATCCTGATGCGTTCGCTTCGGCTGTTTCTGCTCAAACCGCTGGCTTTATTTCCTTTGACGAGGAAGAGGGCTTGTATTGGGTTGCAGAAGATGACGGATGGATTCAGATCGCATTGGCTGGTGGCCCTGTCACAACTGCCGGAACGATCTACAATCAGATCGTAGGATGCTATGATTCCACTACTGGAGTTTTAGCGGACAACTAATATGAACTTCGGGCAGATACAGTCTAATGTTTCAAGGCGTCTCCTCGATAGCGGGAACGTGGCTGTATCTGCCTCTGAGGTTCAGGATGCAATTAATGCATCTATAAAATATTGGAAGTTTCGTCGTTTTTGGTTCAATGAGGGGTTCCAATCTCAAACTATGACGGCGCAAAATGCGCTTATTCCCCTTCCAACTGACTTTCTTGTTCCATCAAAGGAAAATGGGGGATTTGAAATTCAATATGGTGATATGCGCTATGTTTTGAAGAAGGTAACTGCGGCGGTTTATGATGGTCTTTGGTTGCAAAATGGGTATGGACTTCCGGCTTGGTATTCAAGGCTTGCAACATCTTACAATGTATATCCAATTCCAGATCAGGCATATCAAATCAATTGTTATTATTTGATTGAATACGGTGATTTGTCGGATGCCGATGATGAAAATGATTTTACGATTTATGCTGACAGGCTGATTATGCTTTGGACGCTGGCCAATTTAAGCGCCGAGCTTTTGCAGGACGATAAAATGGAAGCTTATTACCGAGAAGCTGCCAATGATGAATATAGAAATCTGCGTGTCATGACGAACAAGTCAAATGCCACGGGATCGTTGTTAATCAGTTCAACATTAATATAGGAGAGATAATATGGCGAACGAAACACTAGGCGGTATGTTTCGCATCTTTCAGGGGCGAAGCGGGACGGTAACGGCAAACGGCACGAGCGCAGTTGCGGTGACGAATAAGCTTGTTACTGCAAACTCTGTGATTGTATTTACGCTTAAAACAGTTGGTGGCACGCCAGCCGGAGCGCCGTATCTTTCAGCGGTTACTGCTGGGTCTGGATTTTCTATCAAGGCCGCTGCTGGCGATACGTCAATTTATAATTATGTTATTTTGAGATGAAAATTGCAATCATAGGAACGGGTCCAACATGGGATCATGCGCCGACTGATTTTCAAAAGTGGGGCATTCCGGGTTTGTGGAATACTGGCATTAAACTTGATCGCCTGTATGAGGTCCATTCTGCCATTCGTGTTCAGAAGATTTTCAATGATGAAATTAAAACGGCTGGTGCAAAATTAAAATGGATGAAGGATCAGAATATTTTTATTCATCCAACTCTTCAAACCACATTTCCTAATGGGAATGTTATGGATTATCAAAAGCACATTGATATGTTTGGCCCTTATTTCACATCTTCTATTTCATGGATGATTGCAGAAGCTATAATGGAAAACCCGGAAGAGATTGGAATTTATGGAGTGTCTATGGCTTCAAGTTCAGAATATGGACATCAAAAGCCTTCAATTTCATATCTTTTGGGATGGGCTAGGGCTAAAGGAATTAAAATTACAGTCCCTGATGGATGCGAACTCCTCTCTTTTCCATGGATTTATGGGCTTCAAGACCCGCCGCCTATTGCCGATACTTTAGCCAAAAAGAAGGCAGAAGTGAACGGATATATGGGAGAGGCCGAGGATGAATATTTACAGGCCAAGGCCAAATATCATCACGGCAAAGGATTTATGGAAGCTTTAGAATATTTTGAAGATAATTTTTGGTCACATTCGAGGAAAAAATGAGTACGCTTACCGCAAATTATGATCTTATAAAGCCCGGTGTCGCTGACCCTTCCGATCAAGATTTATGGGGAGGGATGCTGAATGATGACCTTGATGATATCGACGCTCTTTTAAAGATCGGTATTGACGAAGTAACGGCATCGGTTGCGGCAAATACCGTACTTGATGAAACATACAGAAATAAACTTGTTCTTGTAGATGCATCTGGAGGAAACAAGACAATAACTCTTCCTGCGGCGGCAACCGTTGCATCTGGATACAAGGTGACTGTCAAAAAGATAGATTCATCGTCTAATACGGTGACTATTGATGGGAATGCGGCTGAAACTGTCGATGGCGCTGCAAATTTTGTGCTTTCGGATCAATATCAATCTTCCGCTTTTACATCTGATGGAACTAATTTTCAAATAACGCCGAGGGTTGGTGCGAATTCTCTAACAGGGGTTACGACTGAAGGATATTTGCACATTGTAGATCAAAAGGCCGTGGCTACTAGTGGTGGAACATTTACAAGCGGGGCGTGGAGAACGAGGGATTTAAATACAACGCGCACAAATACCATTTCAGGTGCTTCACTTGCATCAAATCAAATTACGCTTCCGGCTGGTGATTATGAGATAGTTGCGTCAGCTCCTGCGTATCAATGCGATGGCCACCAGTGCAGACTTTACAATATTACAGATGCTTCAGAGATTATTTTAGGAACCAATGAATATTCTCAACAAACATATTCAGGAAATTGCAGATCATTCGTTCTTGGAAGATTTACGTTAGCTGGCGTAAAAGTTCTTGAGTTGCAGCATAGATGCCAGACAACTGCCGCAACTGCTGGCTTTGGTATTTCAAATTCATGGGCAAATAGCATTTATGCAGATGTTCAGATATGGCAGATTTAAATGAAGGATACGATATATCGAAAGATAGAGGTGCTTGGAGGTGTTCAGCCTTCCACTGACGAAACGGCCTTTTGCACGTCTCATTTCACCCATACATATCATGTTCGATTTAGGAATGGATTTCCTGAAAAATTAAAGGGATGGATTTCCACTGTATTTGATTATGGGGCCGAAATAGCAGGTGTTGCCCGGTCGATAACATCCGATTGGATCAATGGAAAATTATATACTTTAATCGGTACAAACTCCAAACTTTACTCATTGATTGGATCGACACTTACAAATATTTCACCCTTTCAAACGGTTTCTATAGCTGTTGCCAATTCTCTTGATACGCACTACGACACGCTTGTAAATGACCCAGTTTTAACCGTGAACGGTCTTGATTATTTATTCTTTGCCGATGCTGCGGCTGATGATTTACAGCCCGGAGATGAAGTAACAATTTCCGGTGCAGTTGGGGCTGTTGGGGGTATTCCTGATACAGAAATTAATGGAACTCATCTTGTAAGAACAATCGTTCCAAGCTCTGGCTTTTCTGTAAGGGTGACAACAATTGCATCTTCTGATGATGCTGGTGGCGGCGCGGCAGTTGTTAGAACTTCAGGCCTGTTGACTGTGAACGATGCGGCGCATGGTCAATCTGATGGGGCAAGAGTAAGCATTACAGGAGCCGCTAACACAGGCGGCATTTTGGCGGCTGAAATTAATCAGGAATTTATTATAAGAAATGTTGCAGTAAATTCCTTTGATGTTATGACGACTGGCACGGCCACATCATCGGTTGCGGCTGGCGGCGGTGCAGCAACGGCATACTATCAGGAAATTGGCGAAGGGCCAGTAAATGAATCTGCGGCTCAAGGTTATGGGGCTGGATTGTATGGGGCAGGATTATACGGAACTGCGCTTGTGTCGTCGTTGGCGCGTGCATATCCCCGCGTCTGGTTCTTTGATAGATACGCCGATACGTTCATTATGACACCGGGCAATCAGGGGGCTGTTTACCAATGGGATGGGAATACCCAGACTGCACCTTCAATAATAACCAATGCGCCGACAACTATAAATTATGCCTTTGTTTCAGATAACATTTTGGTGACTTTTGGGGCCGGGGCTGTTGAAAACAAAATTTTTGCATCGGATCAGAACGATATAGAAATGTGGGTTTCATCGTCCACAAATCAGGTTTTCGAGGATAATGTGGAAGGGGCCGGAAGGCTTATTTCTCATGTTCCAGTCGAGAATTACAATCTTATTTTCACAGAATTTAAAACCTATAAATTCAGATATATCGGCCTTCCATTGGTATGGGAGATATTGCCTATTGATGAGGAAATAGGATTGATTGCACCGATGGCTAGGGTGTCTGTCAATGGCGTTGCCTACTGGATGGGGCAAGAGAATTTTTATATGTACAGGGGAGGCGGGATTGTTGAGATTATCCCCTCGAATAATCCCAATGTTCCCCAATGCACGGCGCTTGAATATGTATTTGATAACCTTAATTATGGCCAAAAATCAAAGATTTTTGCATGGTATAACAAAGAATTTAATGAAATATGGTTTCATTACCCGCAAGCAAGCTCGAATGAGCCTGACCGGGTTATAAGGGTATGTTTGGCTGATTATTCTTGGTCTATTGATGAATTTAATAGGACTTGTGCTGAATATCCGAATATGAAGCTTAAAAATCCGCGCCTGATTGATACTGATGTTTTATATAATCATGAATATGGATGGAATGCTGATGGCGCGGCGATGCCATGGAGCGTCACAAGCAATAAGAGATTTGGGGAAAAGAAATATATAAATCTTAATGGAATTATTCCTGATTCCGTGCAGGTTGGAACCATTCAATTTGACGCTGTGGGGTATGCTTATCCACAATCCACGGCGCAAAGATCGAATGAAAGCCGCAATGTTACGGCAACTCAAGAGCGTATCCCATATACGAATACGGGTCGTTTTTGGCAATATACATGGTCCGGCGAGGAAATAGATCAGGAATGGTCTTTAGGTTGCTGGATTGAGGAAATACAAGAAGGCGCAACGGCACCATGAAGGCGTTATATACAAATCGTCATATTGTCACATTGGAAGATGCAAGCGCGGCGCTTGAGGAAATAACGCGCACACGCCGGGAAGATGTCGCTGATTTCACTAATTTACCCAATATTTTTATGCGGGGGCGCAGGGTTGGGCGCGTTCCATCATCATCCGCCGATGTGATCGACGGTGATAAGGATATGGATTTTAATATGGCTGATGACGGATTGGGGACCATATACCTATATGCTCTTGTCGGCACTCAATGGCTCAGAGTTCAGTTGCAAAGTTTTTAAAATTGGTTCATTATGTTTGCAGAGGAGACGCCACCATTTCCCTTAAGTGGGTTTTAGTGAGAGGCGTTTCGTGGGTTTTTTTTCAAGTTTAACTGGAAAACAAAAAACTAAAGTTCCTGCATCTGGCTATTATGCTATGCCGCAGGAATACCGAGATTTATATGACGGTCTTCTTAAAAACGTATCATCTACACTCCTTCCCGGTGGTCAATTAAATACAGAGATGTTCACGCCGCTTCCCCAAACGGCGGATGAAACACGCGCATTTGATCTTTCGCGGCAAGGACTAGCGCCTACCGAGGAATCTTTGCGCCGGGATTTGTCGATGTTGATGAACCCATTTGATGAATTTGTGATTAATGACATTAACCGGGAAGCGACAGGCCAAAACTCACTTGTAAATCAATATGCCACCAGAGCCGGACAGCAGGGATCAAATCGTGGGTTTTTAGGCACTTCTGATGTTGAAAGAACAAGGCTTAATGATATTGGACGTTTTCGTCAGGGCCAGTATAACACGGCTGTTCAAAATATCCTTGGGCCAATGGCCGCACTTAAACAACAGGATATTGGAAACCTATTAAATGCAGGGCAATTTGAGCGAGGGCTAGATACACAGACACGCCAAGCCCCAATGACAGCTCTAACTGCTGGTCTTGGTGCCATAAATTCTATTCCTACGTCATTTGGGGACTTTGGCTCTCCTGAAAGAACGATCAAGTCAGGTGGTGGATTGATGGGGCTTTTGAATGGCCCTATCGGCAAACTTGGCCTTGCATATGCCACTGGAGGCATGAGCGGCGGTGCTGGCTTTTTCGGAGGCTCTGGTCTAGGGGGTTTAAATCAAGGTATCGGCTCTATGTTTAGCTCAAGCCCAATGGGGCCGTATCAAGGGGTATTTTAATGTCCTTTTTGCCGCAACAAAGGCCGTCTTTTGGAAACTTGCTTATGAAAGCAATCCCAGAATTTGCGCAACAATACCAGACAAATAAACAAGATGAACATATGAATAAAGTATTCGCGGCTAATCCTGATTTTGCCATGAAGTTGTATGCAGCAAAGACAAACGCTGAGCAAAATGCGCTAAGATCGAAAGCGATTGAACAAGAAAATTCGCTTTTAGATCGCAATATTCAAAAGGAAAATGCGCTTGCAAAATTGGCTGAAATGTATGGGCAAGGTATTACTGGGCCTAATGGAAAAATGGACCTCAATCAATTACTTACCCAAAGCGCAGCTATTACGGGCGATTTCTCCCCGCTGGTTAAGTATGCAATGGGTCAAACAGGATCTGATGCCCCTAGCAATGTTCAAACGGCACTTTGGTATGAAAACGCAACGCCAGAGCAAAGGGCAATATTTGACAGAACGAATAAAAATATAATTGGAACGATGGATGTAGGCGGCAATATCATTCAGTACGATAGAACCACTGGCCAGCCCATTGGAAATATTGACAAAACGCTTGCTCCTGCCGATGTTCCAGAAAATGCCGCTGCCAAGGTGGCCGCAATGGAAGAAGCAAAGCTTGCAGAACAGCTTAAAACTGAGCCTTTAATCACATCGGCAAATAAAGCTGCTGAATTAGAGGCCACAGCTTCAGCCGATTTGCTTAAAAAATCAAAAAATGCACAAAATACCATTGATATTTTGCAAAAAGCTGAAATTTTATTGCCAAAAGCAACTGGTGGATTGGGCGGCGCTGTTGTTTCATCTACTAAAGGGGCGCTTGATATAAGCGATGAAAGTACACAGGCCAATGAAGAATTAAAATTATTGTCTGGATGGCTGGTTTCTAATGTTCCACGGATGGAAGGGCCGCAATCAAATTACGATGTTGGAGTTTATAAAACGATGGCTGCTGATTTAGGTAATCAACTTAAATCAAAAGGTGATCGTATGGCGGCGCTTAATACTCTTATGTTGTTGCAAGCAAAATATGCAGATTTAAATCAAGATAAAAACAATCAAACTGTACCAGAAGGTACAATACAAAGAAATAAAAAGACAGGTGCGCAACGAATTATGAGGGGGGGTAAATGGGAAATTTTACCATAGATGACCCCTATTTGCTTAGGCTTGCACAGATTGAAAGTGGCATGAATCCGCTTGCAAAAAATCCAAATTCATCGGCTGGTGGCCTTTTTCAATTTGTCGATGCAACGGCAAATCAATATGGACTTGCAGGGCGAGACAGATTTATTCCTGAAAAAGCAATTCCTGCTGCCAAGAAGCTTACAGATGATAACCGGGCCTATTTAAAAAAGGCTTTAGGTCGTGAACCAACGCCGGGAGAATTATACCTTGCTCATCAACAAGGCGCTTTAGGTGCGAAAAAACTTTTATCTAATCCAAATTCACCAGTTACAAAAATAGTTGGAAAAGATGCTGCAATTTTAAATGCTGGGACGACTGATATGACGGCAGGGGAATTTGTAAATAATTGGTCTGATAAATTTGAAAGTGGTCTTGAATCAGATGATGATTGGGAAACTATTGAAAGTTCAGATAACGGAGATTGGGAAGATGTTGCAATCGAAGAAGATGTAAAAATTCCAGAAAAAAAGCAAAAGTCACTTTCAGTTGCTTTAAAGGGTGCGCCATTATCAATTGCGAAAGGGACAACTCTTGGATTTTCAGATGAAATTCAGGGTGCTTTAGCTGCCATTCCTGCCGCCATTGGCAGAACTGCCATGGGAAATCCGACAACGATTGGCGAAGCTTATAAAATTGGAAGAGATATTGCGCGAAGGCAACAAGGAGATTTTGAAGAACAAAATCCATATATATCTTCTGGTTTGGAATTTGTCGGAGGACTGACCGGAGGAATTGGCGCAGCTAAAATTGCTCCTAGTAAATTAACGGCATTTGCAAGATCAAATCCTGTAAAATCTGCCATTTATGGGGGTGCTGCATCTGGCGGCTTATATGGTGCTGGCGCAAGCGAAAAAGAGGGGTTCGGTAGATTGGAAGATGCAGTTTCTGGCACTGGCGTTGGCGGTGTTACGGGGGGAACTGTAGGATATTTGGCAAATAGAATAATTCCTAAAAAAATTCCTTCTTCTGAAGAAATGAGAAAACAAGCGTCTAAAATTTTCAAATTATCTGAAGAATCAGGGGTTATTGTCCCTGCTAAAGAAGTTGATAACTTTATCACAAATATAAAATCAAATATCAACACTGGACGCGCTGGTAATGTAGGCAGAAAATATATGGGATTGGTTGATGATGTTATAGAAGATATTCAGAATGAATTTCAAAAAACGGATATGTCTGTCCAAGATATCAATCAACTTGATAGTAGATTAGGCGATTTGATTGATTCAACCATGGATGATTTTGGAAAGGTTGGCGCACGAGGAAGACTCCTTATTCAAGTTCAAAAAAGCCTTCGTGATATGTTTGAAAATTTACCCGGCACTGAATTAAGCAAACAAGCCCGTGAAGCTTGGGCAAAGTCTTATAGGATTAGAGATATAGAAAGAGTAATTGAAAAATCACTCGGAACAGATCAACCAGCTAATACAATCAAGCGTGGCCTTAATTCCTTATTAAGGAATAAAGCAAAACTTAACGGATATAATAAAGAAGAAATTAAGGCTATCAAAGAAGCAGCTAGAACAGGATTTCCTGCTGAAATGTTGCGTACTGTCGGCAGTAGATTGGTCGGCATTGGCGGCACTGTTATGGGTGGCGCTCCCGGCGCAGTGGCAAGTGTCGGGGCTGGAATGCTTGCGCGTGATATCGGGAAAAATGCCGCTGAAGATCAGGCGTTAAGAGCAATGCAAATTATTGCAAACAGAGGAACTGGAAAAATTGTAGGATCAACAATTCCGGGAAGTTTAGGTACAATTTCAGGAATGCAATCATCTGCTCAAGTATCAAGATTAAGAAATAGAAATGGAGAATAGAAATGGCAAAATATACAGCGTCACTTGTGGCACAAAATACATCGGTTTTTATTTGTAACATTGACAAGCCAAGGCATGCAAATGACTGGTTTGCAAATGTGCTTGTTACCGGAACATTCGGAGGTGGAACGGTTACGTTCGGATATACCTTAGATAATGGCGTAACGATCGTTCCTACATTTATGGATGGAACGGCCACGGCAACAACCGCAACATCGGCATCTGCCTTTAATTTACGTGCAGGATCAGGAGATAATAATTCCGATAAGGTTCAGCTATGGGCTTTTATTCTCGCAGCAACAAATCCTTCTATTACAATCAATGTTTTTGATAACCGATAGGATAAATCGTGAGCGGAGATACCACATTACAATCTCTAAAACGACTAAGCTGGCTTCCAGATCGGGATTCAGGGGATAACGGCAATCTTATTGCCGGACAGGAATATTATGATGTCGATTTTACAGGCGGCTCAATTTCAAATGTCACACTTACAAACGTAACAATTAATGGAACGGCTACAGTTAGAAATGAGCGTGTCGTAACTGCGTCTGGGAATGTTGCCGTTGCATCGGATGATTATATCATCACGATGAACAAAACAGTTGGTGAAATAACAACAATCACGCTTCCTGCGTCTCCTTCAACTTCACGATCTTTGATTATAAAGGATGGTAAGGGTGATAGTTCTACATTCAATATAACAATTGACGGAAATGGTAAAACGATTGATGGATCGGCGAGCCTCGTTCTTGATTTTAATTTTCAGGCCATTGAAATTGTATATAACGGCACAGAATGGAATGTCATAGGGAGTTATGGGGCTGCTGTAGATATTTCAGATGTTTCTGGCCTCGGCGCAAATGTTGCCCAATTCCTTGGTAATCCATCGAGCGCCAATTTAAGATCGGCATTAACGGATGAAACTGGAAATGGCGCAGCATATTTCCAAAATGGAGATTTGGGGACACCTAGCGCCGGGGTAGCTACTAATTTGACTGGCACTGCCGCAGGTCTTACGGCTGGAACGGCAAGCCTTGCATCTACTATAACCGTAGCAGATGAATCCTCAGATACAACTTGTTTTCCTCTATTTACAACCGCTGCGACTGGTTCTCTTTCAGCTAAAACGAATTCTGGGTTGTCGTTTAATTCATCATCGGGACTTTTAACCACTACATCCATATCATCGGGTGTCGTTACATTAACTTCAACTTCGGCAGGGGTTCTAGTTGCAGGAAGAAACGGAGCTGTTGACCCTGTTTTTAAAGTTAATGCAAATACTGCATCTGCTGCCACTGGCATTGAAATTACCGGGGCAGCGGCTGGCGGCGGCGTTGATATAAATGCTATTTCATCAGGTGCTAATGAGGATTTGAATATAAGAAGCAAGGGCACTGGCAATATTTCTCTATACCAAACATCTACCTTGAAGATGTCAGTAACGGCAAACGCCGTAAACTTTACGCCGGGGACTTCTTCTGCTGCGTCACAAACTAGATTTTCCTTTACGGGCGCTGCCGATACATCTCTCAGCGCTGGAACTGAAGCGCCAAGTGTCCATTTTAATATGGCGCAAACAAGACAGCATGCGTCGAATACTGCAATTACCCTGCAACGTGATTTACAAGTATCGGGTTCAACTCATACGTTCGTAACGGCAGGAGGCGTAATTACAGATTGCGCAGCGTTTGCTGTTAATGGTCCTTCAAATGGTGGAACCAATTCCACACTTACAAATTCTCATGCCATTCTAGTACCAACACGCGCACTTACGAATGTAACTAATGGCTATGGCATGACGATTGTTGCACCAACAGGTGCAACAAATAATTATTGCGCTCAGTTTGTGGGGAAAGTTCAAAACACAATAACGGATACATCTACAGGTACAACAACTGTAGGAGAAGTAGCAAGCCCTCATTATGCTTTTTTGAATTGGTCCCCTCCTGCTGATACAGGGGCTGTAAGATTTGCCAGCACAGGTTACGCGCAGCACACAACAGCTAATTCAATTACTGGCGTTGGACATTATGGTGGTCTTCTTGGTTATGCGCAAAAGAATAATGCCACTGGTACAGATGAACTTGTTATTGGCGTTGAGGGGCGAGTAGGCGCTTTAGCTGGAGCAATAACAATTGGCGCATCTGTTGTAGGTACTTTTGATACCAACGTAGAAGACGCAGGGACCATAACTTATGGTGCTGCGTTTTATGTTCCAACGCAATCTGATTCAGGACACATTACAAATAAATTTGCGTTCTGGAATAACAATTCTGATTGGCAAGTAAGAACCAACGGGCCTATTGTTTGCGCGTCTGCGACGACAGGAGATCAACAAGTCATTCCCCGCACGCGGGGCGCTGTTGCTACAAATGTTTATTACCCTATTGAAGGTGTCACTGGTCTTTTTGCCTCTACATCTCATGCCCGAAACCTTGCATGGGCTGTTCCTTGGATTTGCTCTGAAAAGGTAACATGGACAAGGGCCGGGTTTACAAACGGCATTGGCGTTGCGTCTGCCGTTGGGCGCATGGGTATTTACACAGATAGTTCTGGACGTCCGGGGGCAAGAATTGCAGATTTCGGCACTGTAACTGCTGGAATTGCTGATACTGGTGCAAGAGAAATTACGATATCTCAAACCCTTGAGGCTGGAATGTATTGGCTGGTTTTAGCTATTCAAGGTGGTGCAACTGATAATTCAATAACTTATGCAAGCGTAAATTCATGGAATACAATGGGAATGACTGCGCCAACTGCTCAGGATGGAACTTGCTATGTGGCAGCGGCGGGAGCACTTCCTGACCCATTCGGCGCTCCTACAGTTACGGGGGCAGGCTTTGCCCCCTTTCTTTGGATGAGGAAAGTATAATGATTATCTTGGGAACATTATAAAAAAAGGGCGGGGATATGACGGATATTTTAACCACGGTAGCGGATTGGATAGTAATGATAGCCGTTGCAATCGTAGGAGGTTTTGTGAACAAGCTACACAACCGATTAAACGCGCACAGCGACAAGCACGATCAGCACGAGCGCGCCCTCAAAGATTTGGAACTAAATATAACACGAGATTATTCTTTAAAAAGCGATGTTGAGAAAAAGTTCGATAAGATCGTTGATAAGCTGGACCTCATATTTGAAAAGCTCGACAAAAAGGCGGACAAATGACCCGGAGCGAAAAGGCCGATATGTTTAGCGGCCTGAATTACACGGTGTCCCTGCGCCCGACGTTCTCAAACGCTGCCGTTGCTATGGCGCGGTTTCCGGCATGGGTGCAGCCGGGCGATGCCTTCAACCATGTCATGAAGGAATGGGAGGGCAGCGCCGATGCTGGCCCGGTTCAGGTCACATTCACAATGCCTGAGGTTCTGCCGCATGTTTGAATTTGGGAAACAATCAGAAAAGAATCTTCTTGGTGTTCACCCTGACCTTGTATCCTTGTGCCGCCGGGCGCTTGAAATAACCAACGTCGATTTTGGCATTTTATGCGGCCTTCGCACACCGGAAGAACAGGCCGATCTTGTAAGGAAGGGGGCCAGCAAAACATACAATTCCCGCCACCTGACAGGCCATGCTATAGATTTTGGCGTTTATGTGGAAGGAAAATATATCAATGGAGACACGCCCGGAGAATACAGGCTTTATGAACTGGTGGCCGATGCCTTTGCGGTTGCTTCGCTGGAATTAAAAACACCGATTGTTTGGGGCGGTGAGTGGAAACACTTCAAGGATGGTGGACATATCGAATTGTCAAGAAGGAAATACCCTGCATGACAAAGATGCTTGAATTTTTCCAATCTGATGCAGGGACATTAAGTATGAGCCGCCTGTTAATGTTTGGCGCGTTTATGATTACAAGCATTATTATGATTCTTCTTACCAAATCAGGAGCCATGAATGAGGGTTATTTTTACGGATATCTGGCGGCCTTCACTGGTACATATTTGGGTGGCAAGGCGCTTGATGTAAGAGCCACAGGCGGGGCAAAAGAATGATGGTTATGTCCTTCATTATCCGGTATAGGTATGCAGTGGCCGCAGGGCTGGCGGTTCTATTCCTTTCTATCGCTGCATGGCAAGCCTATTCAAGAATATATGCGAAGGGCTATGATGCCTGTGTCGCAGCTGTGGCAGAAGCCAAGCACAAGGCCGATGAAGAAACGCGGGCGCGGCAAAAGAAAATCAGGAAAAAAACGGAGGTACAAGAGCATGAAATTACGAAGCAAAGCGGCGCTGACGCTCCTGCAAGCCCTTATTTGCGCGGCGTTCTTGAGCGGTTGCGCTCCGGCGATTAAAGCCAATGGCGGCGTGGCCGTTGATCAACCGATAGTCCCAGAACCGCAAACGGCCACCGAGGGCGATATAGGCGTATTCATGCTGCGTCAGCAATCAGCCATCAAGCAATGCAATGCAAATTTTGAGATTAATCAATAGTTTGTTTCTTTAGAAATTCGTCAATAGAATGACGGATAATATCCGAGGATTTTACTTTGTTCTCCTTGGCTATCTTTTTGATTTTATTCCATTGATCTAAATTTAACCGCACGGCGGTATATTTATCAACTTTTTGTTTTTTAATTTCTAGCATCATGTCAAACAATTGTAACACAATCCTGCTTTAAATCAATGGTTTTTTTAGTCAAAACAAGGAAATGATTGTCATTTCCTAAAATTCTAACTTCCTCCTGCGTATAACCAAAACGGCTTATATAGGCTTTTGCTTCATCCACGCTATAGCCGCAAAAAAGGCAGAAATCCTTAGCAATTTTCATGGTTTTTCCTCAAAAGGGAATATCAAAATATTCCTCTTCTCCTATCTTTTCTGGTTGCGGTTCATTGGAAAACTCATAATCAAGAATTTCGTAAAAATTACCCTTTTTCCTCGCATAAATACGAGATGGTTTCGGCCAGTTAATATTTAGAGCATCCTCAATTGTTTGCGGGGGGTCACTTATCATCCGGTCACTAGCCCATTGAACCGCTTTATTCCATGCGTATCTGCGATTGTCTGTATGGATATGATGTTCAAAGCAAATCCATTCATTTATTGATCCTTGTAAAGTGTAATAACTGACCTTCATAGAAGGTGTCTTCCCTTCCTTTTCATGCTTTTTATAAAAAACATTGAGGACATTCAGCCATTCAGGTGGGATATCTTGGCTCATAATTGCTGCGTTTGCCGCCTCATCTTCAAGCTGAATAAAGCAATAAGAGCAAGCATAGCAATATCTTTGCGCGGCTGCGCATTCGGCACCACATGACGGGCAAATCTTCATAATGGCTTCGCCGCCTTCGCCTTCCTTTTCGCCGTCGTATTTTTTTCTAATTGATATTTGATCTATCGGGCCAAGGCTTGATACAACGCCGCCAAAATCTAAAATCATGCAATTGGGCTTATGACTTGCGGCAATAGCTTCAAGCCTTCCCTCTTTTGTGCTTAAATCATAGCCGGGTGCATAGACAGGACGAACGCCACGGCCTGTTATCTGAACATATAAAACGGGGGAACGTGTCGGGCGCATGAAGGCTAGCAAATCAATATCAGGGACGTTAAATCCAGTAGTTAAAACCGCGACATTGACAAGACATCTAATTTCATCCGTCTTTTCACTAAACCATGCAATCGTTTGCTTGCGTTCTTCCGGCGGTGTATCACCCGTAACAACTCTTACAGCAACTCCAAACTTTTTAATGTCTTCAGCGACATCATGCGCATGTTGAATTCCGGCTGTGAACACAAGCCATTTTTTGCGCGTTTTTCCGTGTTCTATTAACTCTTTAACGCACGCATTGTTTAATTCAGTTGTATTAATTCTCTTTTCAAGATCACCTATCACATAATCGCCGCCTCTTGTGGCAACGCCGGACACATCCATCTTTGTTGCAATTTGTGGGCATACTGGCTTTGCCCAATACCCTTGCTCGATCATATATTCCATGCTGATTGTGTAGGCTACGCCATCAAATAGCTTATTATGGCCTTCATCCAATCGTCCGGTGTCTGACCTGTAAACCGTTCCTGTAAATCCGGCTACGATGCAATTGGGATTTATGGCCTTGGCCTGTTCTATAAATTTCCGGTATTGCGTTTCGCCCTTATGACTTATTAAGTGTGCTTCGTCGATTATAATAACTTCAGGGCATCGGTTTAGGCTTCCAAACTTATTGTAAATGCTCTGGATTGAAGCGATTGTGATATCATTGTGCAGTCTTTTCTGTCCAAGTCCTGAACAATAAATGCCGTAATCAGAACCGGGGTAATGACCGTGCAATTCAGTGGCGCATTGCTCCAGCAATTCCTTTACATGAGATAAAACCAAAATGCGCGTGCGCGGGTATCGTTCATGTATTTGCCGGATAAATTCACAAATCAATAATGTTTTACCGGATGCAACCGGGGCATCAATTAGCGGATTTTTCCCCGGATTGTTTTCGATCCAGAGCCATAATGATTTAATGGCTGCATCTTGATACGGTCTTAGCGTTTTCATGAAGATAATTTTTCAAATAAATCTGCACTTTGTGAAACAAGAGCATCATCCTTCAAGTTTTTTAATGCTTGATAGTAATAAGCTGGATTTAATTCTGTACCAATGAATTTACGTTTATTCCTTAAAGCAACAACGCCTTCGCTACCAACTCCCATAAATGGAGAATAAATAACATCTCCTTCATTCGACCAAAGACGAATTGCCCTTTCAGTAACGTTAAGAGGCATTGGGCAAAGGTGTTTTTCCGCCTTTTCATCACGTGCAGATTTTACATTTAAAACATCAGTAGCCGGCATATCACCGTCCCCATATCCTGATTTATTCAAGTTCCATACATGACTCCCATACGGCAATGCGACATCTTCATCTTTAAATGGCGCTCTCCATATCGGGCTTGCCAAATCTTGCCATACAGATAATGGAATATTTGTTTTTGGATGAATGACAGGCTTTATAAGATTTTCATCTCCATCTTTCGCCCACTTTCTGAAAACCAAAACATATTCAGGCATTCCAACACGGCAAAAGCTGGCATCGGCTTGAAAATTTTTATATAGAAGCCCATGTGCGTTTGTTTTCGCACGTTCTAATACAGGATCGCGGAATATTGTTATTCGACAATGGAAGTCAAATCCCGCTTTAATATGCGCTTGTGTGCACATATCAGTAAATGGACGAATGCCAGAAGTTCCTGTTTCTGAACTTCCTTGATAATAGACGAGGTCTTTTACATGAATGGCAGATATTCGGCCCGGTCTTGTAAATCTATATTTTTCTCGGATTAAATATGAGTACTGCTCGATGAATTGCTCATCGTTTTCAACATTTCCCATGTCGGCAATAGATTCACTGTAAACATACAATGATGAAAATGGAGGGCTATAAACCGTCATATCTATAGAATTGTCAGGCAAATTCTTGCTAAATTCAACGCAATCAGAAAGATACGCGCTGTAATTTTTTCCTTCATATTGATCTATTACTGACATAATAACTATCCTTTCAAAAATGTTGGTAATTTTGGTTTTTGGTTTCCTTCATAAGCATGTTTTACAGTTTTATTTACAACAACTCTTTTCATGGCTTCCGCCATTTCAGATTTCATATTTTCGTGATCTTTCATTTTTCTTTGTATAACGTTATAAATTTGCATTTCCGTGTCGCTCATTACAATATGAGATTCAACGCAATTTTTTTGCCCAAATCTCCAAAATCTACGCAATGCTTGATAATATTGCTCATAGCTAAATGACAGGCCTATAAAAGCTGTTTTGTGGCAATGTTGCCAATTCAAACCAAATCCGGCTAATTTAGGTTTTGTAATTAATTTTTTTATTTCACCATTAGAAAAAGCAGTAAGTAATTCTTCTTTTAGTTCAGATTTCATACTGCCGCGTATTTCTACAGCATCAGGAATAACGGCAACTAAAGCATCAGCTTCGTAATCGGTATCGCACCAAATTGCCCACGTGTCTTTTGTATTGCACAACTCTGCAACCTTTGCGGCTCTGATTTCAGATGTAATTCTTTTTTCATTATGAATGGAAGTTGCAGATGTTTCTGGTATTCTAAAAAGCATCCCCTCAGATGCTCCATGAGATATATCAGCTTCAACTATATGCTTAAATGTCTTTAATTCAGGCAATATAAATCCATCATCACAATATCCTAAATCGCTAGGTTTTGTCGCACAACGCGCCCAGCTTGCGACCCATGACCAGAAGTCTTTAATTGCGTATCCCTTTAATCGGTACCTTCCCATTTGTTCTTGATCAGCTATAAAGAATCTCGCCAGCATTTCATTGGAATCCATAGCCCCTAAAAATTGAGAATGTTGCCCAAGTTCCATGTGGTCATTTGGGGATGGTGTAGCAGTCGCCGCCAACTTCCATTTGTGCCTATCCCATGCGGCCATTAGCTTTCGCGTAGTTGATCCGTTGTAATTCTTTATGATGGAGCTTTCATCTAATATTATTCCTGCAAAATCATCAGGATTGAATTTGTGCATATTATCGTAATTTGTAATATTAATTCCATTTACGATTTGAGATGATTCACGGATGAATTTTACATCAGCGCCGATTTTAAACTTTTCAGCTTCTCTGGCATGTTGTTGACCAACTGCCAACGGCGCTAACATTAAAACAGGCTTATTTTCAAGATAATTTACTATACGGCCATACTCCAAGCTGACTATTGACTTTCCTAATCCTGTATCAAGAAAAGCCGCGCTACGCCCACATTTCAAATGAAATTGAACACAATCAATTTGATAATCAAATAAATTACGGTTTAACGTTCCTTCATAATTAGTTCCGCAATACGATGCAGCAATCTTTTTTGTTGCTAAAAAATCTTTATATTCCATGATATTGATCCTATCCGTGGCATTCCATTGCGATATGGGCATATTTTACATTACGATATGGGCATATTTTACATTTAAAAAAATCTGGATTTTCACTAATACGTGGCGGGGGTGCATCGGTATTGATAATTTTATATGCCCGGTCAATATACTTTTCAGCATCTGCGCCGTTATATTCAGTCCGGCAACTATCATATTTCCGTGCGCCAGCGTATGAAACAGTCATATAGTGCCTGTCGATCTGAAAATAGTGCATATTGACCTGCGCTTGCGCGTAGTAAATTTCATTCCAATTTCTTAGCGTGTCCTTTTCGCCGTGTTTCTCTTTCACGCTTTGAAAATCAGAAAATTTCTTATGGTCCTTGTCTTTATGTTCCCACACATGCGGCGCTTTCGGCGCTTGTAATAGCCCTCTGATAAGCCCGTCAACATGACCTTTGAATTTGCCTTCAAAGGCACTCCAGCCATATTGTGAACCATCAGGTTGATGGGTATGGAGTTCAATTCCCGGCACTTGTTTTAATCTGTCTGCCGTGATTTTTTCTGCCCAATGACCGCTATCGGTAGCGCAATTAGCAATATCTGCCCATTGGCTTTTTTCTTCAGGAAATCGGTTAAATTTATACCATATCTTTCTAGCGCATGATTCGCCAATTAAGGACGCGCCAAGATAATCTCTATTTTCGCGTGGCCTTTCAGCAACCAACTTTAGCATGGCTTGAAGTGTTGGGTCTGGCTGATTTGGAATTGTAACCATTGGAAATCCTTTCAATGGTGAACCGCCGAAACGGTTCACGGTTGAAGTGATTAAGATTTCGGAACAGCAAATGGATTATTGACCGGAGCCGCTGCTGGCTTATCCTGAACCGGAGGAAATGGAATATCTGATTCAGACAAAGCGGGAACCGGGAGATATCTTCCTATGACAGATTGATCGTATCCTTGCCTTTTAACTCCATCCTTGTCTGTATATTCCTTTCCTTTTTCTGTTTTAATCTCAACAAAGAACGGGCGATTGTTAAGTTCATCAGTGTTTGTGATTTTGGACAATCCTACAGCTTCAGTAATTCTCGCCAATGTCTTATAAGCAATATCGACAGCTTGCTGATTTTTATTGATGATGTTTAATCGCTCGGTAAATTCTGTATTTGCATGAGGACCGCCAGTTAAGACGATCTTTAATGCAATAAATTGACCATCTTTATTTTTCGTGTCTTTCAATTCGCCGCCAATAATGACAGCCGGATATTGTCCCGGTGTGATTAAAGGCATTCCTGTGTCTGGATAATCAGTTGTTACCAAGGGTTTATTAAGAGCAACCATAGTTTAGTTTCCTTTCATTTTAGGGTTTTGTGATTTTGTTGTGAATTTGTAGAAGATCGGGATTTTCAAACCCGGCTAACGGATTTTCCATCCCGTATTGTGTTCTAACGCCAACCTGATATTGAGTGCATGGGTGGCATTGGATAACAAACTGGTCATTTCCTTCTGCGTTTTTGACACATCTTGTTGCGACAACAGCAGAAAAGTTATAAGGCAATTGCGATTGAATTTTAGCCCACGGCAGTGTTGCGCCGAATATCACGCCGCCAGTAATTTCATCCTTGATAAGCCCCTGCTGGGCAATAGCGACGATATTACAAGGCAGTGATTTAAAGCGCCCGATAACATCGTAATATTTGCGCTCAAAATTATTATATGCTTGCCTTCCATCTTTTGTTTTTTGAAATTCTTCATTAAAGATTTTCTGCATTAAATCGCTAATGCTATCAAGGTACAGCCATTTTGGGGTTATTTGCTTGGCAATAATAGCATCTAAAATTTCAATGAATGCATCATACGACTGGCAATCGACTTTGTTGATATTTGCGCCGTATATGCTATCAAGATTGTTTTCGGTATTGACCAAAAGAACTTCACCTTCTGGCAACGTAGTGACCAACCTAGTCTTTCCTGTCTTTGTGGCTCCGAATACAAGATAGCTTTTGTACTGCGTTCCTTCGTCTTTTGTGTTTGTAATTATCATTTATTTTTTCTCCAATCTTTTGTGACGCTCCAAATGCTTACGTATCATTCTATTAACAGCCTTTGAGAAAGATACATTTTTCTCAAAGGCAATTTTATTTATTTCATCAAATACATCATCATCAAATCTAACGCTAATGTAGCGAACATTAAGTTTAATCTTGTTTCTCTTATAGCTACCAACAGCCATATTATTTCCTTTCCCACGTAATTTTAGGTGCGCTTGGCTCAACCGTCCGGGCTGGATAAAATGCCGCCTGAATACTTTCAGGAAACTTTTTGAAGTTGGTTTCAGAAACGGAAAGTTTGTAAGTGATATATGTTTCCGGGTCTTGCCCTGCGCTGCGGATTTGATTGGCCACATTGCGCAATTCCTGTTCATCCCATTTCACATTTTTTGAAACAACCGTTTTGATCTTGTATTGCGGCGTTTCAATATTAGCCGTTCCGCATCCGTAATCGTTACCTTGAAGGTCGGATATGCAAGATTTGTAAATTAATTCATTGGCCTTTTCTTCGGCTTCGTCCTTCAACTTTTGAAGTTTGAACAATTCTTCCGCAATAGGCTTTTGCAGCAAGTCAATCTGATTTTGAATTGCTTCTACTTTTTCAATAGCTTTTTCGATGTTGCACATTTTAGATTCCTCTGTTGTTGTTCGTATGTCACATATCTCTATTCCCCGATGGCTGAGATTGCGCTGAGATTCCTAGAGTAATGAACTCTGTTGCCGTACGATGGCGCAGACCAATAAGGGGCAAGGTTATAACGAACAACAACCGCACCAGTTTTACTTGGCTCGCCGTTGTGTGTGGCGGGGCAAACAAATTCAACTTGGCGGCGTATTCCCGCTTCTGTCAAAATGTGCGTTGGGTTAAATTCGGCGGTCTGTGTCATTTTCGTGTTCCTTGTGCAAATGGTTCAGTTCAGTAAGACCAGTTATAATCCGGTTTAAAATAAATGTCAAACAAAATGTTTTACAAGTTTATACCTCTGAAAAGCCCCTTTTTAGTTCTTCATCGGACAGCACAAACATAGTATTTGAGGCGTTTATACATACCCAGTCCCCAATAAAGGCTTTATGAGTGCCTGATTTTGTGACCACGACAATATAGCTGATGTCTTTATAATCCAGCGTGACAATCGCTTGCCCCTTCTCATACGCTTCTACAAACCATTTCGGCGGCTTAATATCTCTGCCAGTAAATTGAAAGGCTTCAATCGTATGCGGTTTTGATTTGAATTTCATTTTTTAAATTCCTTGATTGTGATTTCAATGCGCGGATTTTTCTTGTCAATCCCCCGGTTTATCCATTGCTCACCAACGACGATATCCATGTTGTCGTCTTCAATGACTTCTTCAGAAACTAAAAAATCCAAAACAACTTTGAGCAGGTTTGATCCATCGCGCTTGCGGGCATCGGGCTGATAAATTTCATAGCTGATTGTTACCTGACCTTTGACACGATCAGAAAGAGCAGGGCATTTATGAATCCAATCTTTATATCTCTTTGTTTTCACGCGCCCAACTCCCGGCACATTTGAATATGCGGCATTCAAGGATGGAGGAAACGGTAACATTAATTTAACGCAATCCATTTCGTCGTCGGCCTCCCGCCTTTTTCATTTATATAAATTTCATCACCAGCAAGATCAGCATCTTTTAAGCTCTGCATAATCTCTTTAAGGTCTTTCGGTTTATGTTGCGAATATGGCGGCGTTTTCTGCATTTGCGCCCATGTAATACCATCAGGAGAACGGTTACGAAGATCAGCCAATATTTCCTTTTTCTGGTGTTCAAAACTGGAATGTGAAATGGAAATTTTTAGCCTTTCAATTGTCTCCTCAAGGCAATTTTTCACATACCCAATTGACCATTTCATATCATCAGCGTTTATTTCATATGCCTTGTAATCCCTAGATAGGGCATATATCAGCGCAATGCGCATGGCCATTTCATTCGATCTTCCCGTTAATTCTTCCATTCCGAAACGCTCAAGATAATTAGCCTTTTTAACGCAATATTCCTGAAATTCATTTTGAAGCTCGATTGCTTCAGTTGTAAACTCAAGAACAATCGGCGTGGCTGGCTCACTACAAATATGGATGTGATCGTTTCGCGCTATAACATTGTGTATCCATTTTATAATTCTATCTGGTACATCAATTGGCGGTTTGTGCTTGCGCACGGCACGCTGTGCATCCGATATCGAAACAATAAAGCGGTTAAAGAAGCCATCTCGAATAGCGCCCATATCCAGCGTTTTAAACAAGGTCGATGGTGTCGTCATTCCTACAATCGTAATCGCCGGATTATAAACATGCCTGTTTTTTGTGGCTTCCGCTTGTTCCTTTTTAAGTGTCATACTGGAATAATTCGGCGGCCTCATTACAGAATGAGCGCGGCCAATGCTTTCCATCAACTTCGTATTGGCTTCCCGCTGATGATGATTTCCCTTCTGCATGTCCCGGCCAGCCTCAAGATATCTGCCAAACTCATCGATGACATTGATATGTTTTGGCTTATCGAGAAGCGTCGAAAAGACAGCACCCGCACTTGTGTATCCATCCCCGGCAATTAATTGCCTGTCAAGATTAACGGCGCATAATATTCGTTCAATAACATTCTTTGTATGCTCTTTTCCGGTCCCTGATTTTCCTACATTGATAAAATATAAAGATGTGAAATTTTCAAAATTTGTCTTGTATGATCTTGCCAAGACAATAGAGCAAAGTGCCAATGCCGTTTGAATGGCAAAGCCGGGTTGATGATTGCCGGAAGTGGCGTTGTAATAATCAATAATGTCGCCAAGTACGCCGCAAGGACGATCTATATTGTTTGCCGTTTCCTTTTCAGGACGTTCATAAACCTGTTGATGGGATGGGTTCAGATATGCTTTAAGTGCGCCGATTCCTTGGGATTTGTGCATATCGTTGAAGTCATTTGCTCCATTTGGAAATATGCACGAAAGGCCAAGCCCTTCGGCTGCTTGCTCGGCCTTTGTTCGTCCCGGATTTCCTGTTGTGCCTGTATCATCGTCGCCAGCGATAACAATACGGGATTGTGCAGATATATTTTTGACATAGCTTGCAACTTCGTAGATGTTTCCTGCATTAAAGGCAATGTAAACTGTCGCGCCTGTCGCCTGATGAATTGACGCTGCCGTTGCATATCCCTCTGTGACATAGATAGTTTCTCTATTTCCTTCAATCTCAAAATATCCCCCCTTGACTTTTCCGCCTGTTAAAAACCTCTTTACACTATTAGCATTTATAAATTGGAGCGATGTAATTTCATTGTTAATGGCAACTGGAATAATCAGCCTTGCGTCTTTCGTAGAAACCTTAATTCCGTTTGCTGCGTTCACTCCCTTTAATTTTAAATAAGGATGATCTTTTGTTGCTTCCGGCGACTGGTTCCATATTTCATAAGCTATTTTTGCCGCTTCAATATTCTTTTCAATTGTCTCTCTTTCATAATCGGCCTTCATTTTTTCGCGTGTGTTCAAATAATTAATACGCTCCGCAACTGACATTTGATGCTGTGATCTTGAGCACCAGTCTTTTTGATACCCTCCCTTCCAGCACCCATAAACGCCAGTGCCGATAATCTGCCCATCGTTTTGAGTGTCTTCTATTTCATAGTATGCGCACCATCCTGATTTTTTGCCCTTTTTATCTTCCGGGCTGTCTATTCTTTGTATTTGTCCGATTTGTAATGTTTTTGGGACTGTAAAGCCTTCGGCTTGTAGCACAGAAATAAATGCGCTGCGCGGATCGCTGCATATCTGCGGCGCGCTTCTCATGGCAGCGTCAATTTGTGCTTTAAATGGAGTTAGATCAACCATGATAAACCTCTGTTTTTATGCCCCCTGAAAGGAATTTGCGCGTTCACCCAGAGGAAGTGATAAAGGAGGATCAGTCCACCGCGCCCAGCTTTTTAGGGCTGATCTATAGGATGACATTTTGCTAATAAACGTCAAACAATTTATTATTAATCCCCCGCCATCCTGCACGCTTGCAGAACGAAGACAATGAACAAGATAAGGGATAGTGTGGTCATCTCCCATCCCTCCACACTTCCCACAGCGTCAAAGCGATAGAGCCGGGGATTATGATCGGCCAGAAAACGGCGCACAAAATGGTTTCAAAGATGCTCATTCTTGAGATAGAGACAAGCCCGATGCCAATGATCAAAGCGGCAATCGTCGTGTAAATTCCGAAAACAACATCCATTAAGTCAATCATTTCCCTTCTCCAACCTCGTACAATCTTTGCAAATCAGGCTTTTCCAAACGCATACGGCTTTCACAAAATTCAACACCCTCATAAAAACCCTGTAAGACAAGCCTCGCCTGATCTTCGGTAATATTGAGTGGTAAGTTCCAGCAGATGATCCGGTTAAGGTTGCCCAAAATTCTAATCATTGATGTGGCGTATTGCCCGTCTCGGACAATTTCAAACTGCATGTAGTTCCATGTAAATGTTGTCATTTCTTCACCTCGTTTAAACAGTTTTGGCATTGCTGGATTTCATTTTCTTCAAGCGGTATTACCGGCGCGTAGAAGCCTATAGCCGCGCCTATGTTTTTCGCAATCTCTGCATGACGGTCGCACATAAAGACAGGACCAGTCGGCCAGTGCGCCACCTTCGTCGCCAGTACAAATTTCACTTCACCGTTGTTGCTCATTATATCCACCTTGTAAGTTTTTCTATTGCAGAGCCAACACCC